GGCATCGTAACCAAATTTAACAACGGCGCAAACGTGGGCGCAAACCCTTTCCTTTTGGTTAGAAACAAAACAACCACGTTAATCATTCAACAGATGAATGAGCTAGGGTTAACCCCAAGAGGTCGCCTCAGTTTAAACAAATCTAATGATGACGCAGACGTTAATAAGTTTCTACGAGGTCCCAAAGGGTGAATTGGCAAGACGGTGTAGTTTATGCAAAAGAAGTGGCAAAAGGAAACATCAACGTCTGTCGTGATGTTCGCCTAGCCTGTCAACGATTTTTAAATCAATACGAAAACAACGAATGGCAATGGGTGTTTGATGAGGACTTTCCGCAGCATGTATTAGAATTTGCCGCACAATTGCGCCACACTAAAGGTCATCAAGCAGGGCAACATATTGAATTAGAGCCATTTCAAATATTTTTTATTTGTGCTGTTTACGGTTTTAGAAACAAGATAGACCGCAACAAGCGAATGGTATCGGATGTCATCTTGTACATTCCACGCAAGGCGGGAAAGTCTACGCTAACAGCGGTGATAGCCTTGTATGAGTTGGCTTGCGGCGAGGTGGGTGCTGAAGTCTTTACATTGGCAACAAACCGAGAACAAGCGACCATTGTGTTCGATGCCGCAAAAGGCTTTATTGATAATATGCCGCCTACGTTTGCCAAACTTTTTAACCAATCTAAGTATGAAATAAAAAAGGTTGGCGACAGTCAGTCAATGTTTAAAGCATTAAGCCGTGACACGAAAAAAACAGGTGACGGTAAAAATCCTAGTTGCGTAATCATTGACGAAGCCGCTCAGATTGTAGACCGCAACAGCATTGAGGTGCTGCACTCTGGTATGGTCGCACGGCAAAATCCTCTACGCATCTACATAACCACGGCATCGTTCACCAAAGAAACAAAGTTCCATGAAGACTTTGCCATGTTTAGGTCAATGCTATACGGCGAAGCTGTAGACAATCCTAAATGGTTTGGTTTGCTATACGGACTAGACCCGCAAGACGATTGGCGTGATCCAATTAATTGGGCAAAAGCAAATCCAATGCATGGCATTTCCGTGTTTGAGGAAGCCATTGCACAACGAGCAGAGGAATCAAAACATAAACCCGCAGCTTTAAACGAGTTTTTATGTAAGACGTTAAACATTTTTGTGTCTGCAAATTCCGCATGGATTGATCGTGGCTATTGGGACGATTCAGCAATGCCACCGGAACAAGAGACACGCACTCCGGACGAGGTCTTTATAGGCTTTGACTTGGCAGCTACTCGTGACTTAAACGCCGTATGCGTACTAAAGCGTTTTGGAGAAGATGACTATTACGCAGAATTTCAATTTTTTATTCCCGAAGATTCTCTCGGTTTAATACCAAAACACTACAGAGATATATTTCAATCTGCGATAACATCAGGAATTTTAAAGTTGACTGAAGGCAACGTCATTGATGACAGAGAAATTAGTGACTACATTAAAACACTTTGCGTCACATACAACGTCAAAGAAGTAGGCTATGACGCTTACAATGCCGCATCATTAGTGGCACGTTTGCATGAGGTTGGCATTCCAGTTAAAAAAGTTGGACAAGGAATGGCAATACTTAACAACCCATCCAAATATGTAGAGAAGTTAATACTTAAAAAAGCAATCAAGCATAATGGAAACCCTTTCCTTGGATGGCAGCTAGGCAATTGTTCTTTGTACCAAGACGTAAATGGGAACATCAAAATCAGGAAAAATGAGGCGGACAAGTCTGCCAAGGTTGATGGAATTATTGCGATGATTATTGCCATGCATTGCGCCTTGGATCATCCGCCTTCAAATGGTTCTTTTGGTTTCAGGAGTTTTTAGTTTAAAATAATTCAAACATTGAATTTATATTGGGTGAAAACATGGGTATGTTTGATAGGTTTAAGAGCAAAGCAAAGGCTCAAAAAGAATCGAATACCTTATTCGGTCAAACCCAATTAGGCAATAATGTTCTCTATCAAGGGCAAGGCGGCAGACAAACCGTTAGCCAACAACTTTTATATGTAACGACTAGCAGCACCACTACCGCCGGACGCACGGTAGATATGTCGATGCTAACCCGTAACAGTACGGTCATGGCGGCGGTTGGTGTTAAGGCTAGAGCATTAGCGCAATTGCCCATATGCATTATGAGCAAGTCGGACGATGGCACTTTTGTCGATGCTTTGCAGTCAACAAAGTTAGCCGCACGGGATAAATCTAAAGCCAAACAAGTATTAAATTTGCTACGAAACCCGAACCATTTTGAAAGCCAATATGAATTTTGGTATCAATGGTGTATGTGGCAAGACTTGGCGGGGGAAACTTTTACACTTTGGTGGCGCAAAGATCAACAAGATTCAATGCAAACGCCGATTGAAATGTATAACCTTGATAGCACATTGATCACGGCACGACTTACGGAAACACGCTATCCCGCTTATTCTCTTAGTACGCCTTTGTATGGGTTTAACAAAGATGAACCTTTATCAGCGCACCAAGTGATGCACATTAAAGAAGCTGCATGGCAAGGTAGTAGCGGTTTCAATAAAGGCATTCTAGCCACCGAGCTAGTTGCACTAGATCAAGACATTGATTTATATGCCAACTTTGTTATGCAAAATGGCGCAAAGCCAAGTGGGATGTTTGTTACTGAACAAGTTATCCCCGATGCTAAATACAAAGAAATTGCAGCTAGGTTGAAAGAAGCGTGGTCAAGCATGACAGGCAGTAGGCAAACCGATCCAAGCAAACCCGGTCAAGGCATGTTGTTGGATCAAGGCATGAAGTATCAACCTTTGGACATGCTAACTCTGCAAGATACGGAAACAAAAGAATTAAAGAATCAAACAATGAAACGCATTTGCGGTTTGTTTGGTGTACCGCCTAGCATGATTGGCATTGCCGATCAAAAGTACAACAACACGCAAACAATGATGGACGAATTTTATAAAGCCACAATGTACCCAATGATAATTAACATTGAACAGAAATTAAATTATCATTTATTTAAAGGCTATCCTAATTTATGCGTACGCTTTGATACCAAAGATTTTTTGAAAGGCGCTGCACTAGACCAAATGAACTTTGCTGTTCAAGGCGTAAGCGCCGGAATCATTACGCAAAACGAGGCAAGAGAATATTTAAATATGCCCAAGATGGACGGGCATGACGAGTTAACACAAGGCAAAATTCCCGATCCTATAGTTGGAAGTAGTCCACAAGATACTGGCGGCGGTGGCGGAAACCAAAGGCGCAGAGCCGCAATTGGAACAACATGATGGAAAGCGTCAAAAAAATTTGTGTTTTATTAACTTCACAAATTAAACGACCTAATGCTAAACTACCTAAAAAAATAGGTACAATGCCCAAAATACAAGATAATGATCAATCCATTACCCTTGGGGCAATAAATGAAAAACATTACCTTAGTCTGCGAAGCCCAACTGGATTTGGGAAAAGCGGCAGACGAAGCGAATAATCCAACAGGAAAAATCGAAGCCCGTGTGACTTCTTGGAACGCAAGAGAAGGCGCAGACGGCAGACGATTCAATTATCAGCCAGAAGGATTTATGGATTGGGCAGATGAGTTTGCCAAATCAGAAAAGCCTTTGCCAATGTTTCTTAACCATAACGATATGGGTATGCCTATCGGACAATGGGACGAAATCATAATGGACGATGAAGGCATGAGCGCAAAGGGTCGCTTGTATCTCAACACTATGGCAGGCGCAGACGCTTATTCCGTTCTTAAAGAATCGCCCAAAATGTTTGGCGGTGTTTCTGTTGGTGCGTATGCTGACGAGGCTTGCATGGTGGATGCAGAAGGCAATCCAATCATGTCCGGCGATGATGACAGCGAAGCCTATTTTCAAATCACCAAAGGCGGTTTACGAGAGATCAGCGTGGTGATGTATCCAAATAATCCTGAAGCATGTATTCAACAACTTGAATATTTTGACGCAGAAGGGAATCCGAATCCTAGAGTAATCGAAGCAGCCTTGCGTGATGCAGGGGTGTCCAAGACAGGTGCGACCACCGCATCTTCAGTCCTCAAGAAAATACTAGAGCAGCGTGATGCCGCAAAAGTTATTGGGGCAACCCCGAAGCAGGGTGATCCTGATGCGGTGGTAAATGAATCCGACAACATTCTTAAAGCCCTAGAGGAACGTGAATTGTTGGCGGCACTTTCCAAACGTCTATAAAGGACTATCATGTCAGAAAAAATTATCGAAAAACTTGACGCAATCGAAGCATCTAATGTGGCTAAGATTGAGGAAGTTAAAGCGCAAGCCGTAGCAGCCATTGAGGAAGCCAAGGTTTCTTTTGAGGAAAAGGTTGCAGCACTAGAGGCGAAAGTATCTGCCGTTTCTTCCGTGCCTGTTATTAAGACATACAAAACAATTGCACAAGAAATCAATCGTTCTGTTAAAGAACAAATCCGTGACTTTTACAAGTCCGGCGCAAAGATTGAAAAAGAATTGACCATGTTTGCTGACGCAAGCCAATACGATGCATACATGAAAGAAGCATCGGCATTGACGGGCAGCGGCGCAGGCGTTGGTGGACGCACGGCATATGACCCTGTGTTCGTTACTTTGCGTTTGCAAAATCCTATGCGTGGTGTGTCACGTTCTGTTGCCACCGATGGTGCGACCTACCAATTTCGTGCGAAAACGGGCGACAGCGGCGCTGCATGGGGATATGCAATTCAAAACAACGGCGCAGCAACAACCGAAAACACAAACATTTGGCAGCTCACTTTGCAGGATTTGAACGTACAGTTTCCAATCCGCACAGCAGCACTTGATGACATCGACGGTCTTGAGGCTAATGTTGTATCAGACATGATGGCGGAATTCAGTCAGGCTGAGGCGCAATCGATGATCAACAACAATGACCAAGCCGCACAGTCTGCTACAAATCCTTACGGTGGCACAAATGGTTTGCGTGGTTTAGATCAATACGCAGGCAACAATGCAACATACACAGGCGGAACAATCTCTACCGCAGCCTTTGGCACAAGCGGCACAGGTTCGACTTCCGGTCTACATAGCATTGCAACGTATGACCAATTGACCACTAACGCTAACACAGTTGGTGCTAACAACATTACATACAAGGATGTCATTAACTTTGTATACAGCTTGCCACAGCAATACTGGACACCTACAGCTTGCTTTGTCATTAACCCTGTTTTGCTGCAAGCAATTCGTGGTTTAACAGACTTGCAAGGTCGCCCAATCTACGTTGACGGTCTAGCTCGTGCTGATGGAATCGTTGGTCAACTGCTTGGCTTTGATGTTGTCGTCAACAAGTATTGTGAAAATCCTTCGCAGACAGTTACCGGAGCAGTAGGCACAACCAGTTTGTATCCAATGTACTTTGGTGACTTCCAAAAAGGTCATGCCATTGTTGATCGTTTGAATATGGTGTTGCGTAGATACGACCAAACACTCCCCGGATTTATAACATTTTACGGGGAAAAAAGGCTTGCCACATCCGTGGTGGATCCTTTTTCAATTATCCGGTACCGCTCGACAGCTACAACAACCTAAGTAAGAAACGGGGAGGGGTCAAACTCTCCCCGATTGCTAATAATTATTTGGAAATAAACATGAGCCTAATTCTCGAATCCATTAAGACCGCATTGCTTGAAGGCAGCGCAACCGTTAACTTAAAAGAAGCATCCGCATTAACTGGGTCGGGTTCGGGTGTCGGTGGTCGTGTGATTTATGACGATGCTTTCGCACCTAAACGTGAGCACAATCCGTTGCGTGACGGTTCACGCATCATCCAAACAACAGGCAGCGATCAGGCTTTTGTTGCCAAGATTGGTAACGCCACACTTATTGAAAATAGCACCGACAACCCTTGGGGCTATCCAATTAATAACAACACGGGTTTGCCAAATATTGCAACATCATTCTGGCAATTACCCGTACGCTCACTTAACGCAGGCTTGCCAATTCGCACGGCAGTATTGTCCGATATTGATATGCTTGAAGAAGCAATCGTCAACGATTTGATGCTTGAATTTGCAGAGCAAGAAGCCCTCGGAATGATGCTCAACAATGACCAAGCCGGAAGCACCACAGTTAACTACGGCGCAACTAGCGGCTTGCGTGGGCTTAACAGCTACACAGGCAGCACAAGCGCAGCAGCCTTTGGCACTAGCGGCTCTGCAATTACAAACGGCGTACACACGGTCTTACAGGTTGCACAAGCGGCGCATCAAGCTGTTGCTTATGATGACTTAGCAAACCTACAAGCGGCACTACCATCGCAGTATTTATACAAAGACACAACCGCATGGATGATGCACCCGACAACGATTGGTGAGTTGCGTAAACTCAAACAGTCAGGAAGTCTAAACCATTTTATTGAAGTCGGTAGTGAAGATGGTGGCGCAGTCGTATTTATCTTTGGACATCGTGTTATTCCTAATCCGTACATGGACATTAGCGGTGTCGGAAAATATCCCGTCTACCTTGCTGAATGGTCGCAATTCTTTACGATTGCTGACAATCAGGAAATGTCTATTAAACGATTTGATCAAACATCTCCGGGCTTTATTTACCTGTTTGCTGAAAAACGGGTTTGCTCTACCGTGCGTGATGTTTTTGCAGGCGTACGCTTGGTTGGTGTTTAAAGGGTAAATTATGTCCGACACATTGGCAGGCAATCCTTACTTGGGCACTAGCCGCAATCCGTTCAATTATGAAAAGATTGAACAGGTTAGCCGTGACATTACAACCGAGTGGTTAACGCTTGAGGAAATTACACAACAGCTAAATTTATTTCAAGACGAAAGCCAAGACAGTTATCTAAGCAGCATTGAATTAGCGACACGCATGGCTATTGAAGATTACTTGGGAATGAGTATCTTTCCAGTAACCTATAAAACGTACTACGGCACATTCAATGGCATGGGTGGCACTCAGGTAAGCCTAGACCTTCCAGAAGTGTCACAAGCGTTTCGAGGGCAAACAGGCGTAACCATTAATTCAGTTCAATATTTTAACGGCGATACTGCGCCCGTATTGATTACGATGGCAGCATCAACTTATTATTACGATCCAACTGGTAACAAAGTTGTTGTTAGTGGATTGCCAAACACGGTTAGCAACTTTGTAACCAATCCGATTATGGTTACTTACACTTGCAACGCTAATCCGATTGCACAGTATCCGGTGATCAAACAAGCAGGCTTGATGATGTTAACGCACCTCTACAACAACAGGTCTACAGTTGGAGAAACCGTTGGAATAAAAGCAGAAATACCTTTTGGCGTGTCGTCATTGCTGCGACCATACAAACCGTTGGTGATGTAATGGGTATTGCCCGATTCGAAAACATAGATGTAAACAACGTCACGAATGGCGTGAACAGTTATGGCGAACAAACCACAACAATATCGTTATGGTTTCGGACACGGGCTACGGTTGCAGACGTTAACAACAGCGTAAGAATTTCAGAGCGTTATCGTGTGTATTCAGATTTGGTTAATCTGACTTTAAACTACACGCCAAACACTAAGCTAATAGTTGATCAACAGAATTTATTTTCTATTACTTGGCGTGGCTATGATTGGCGCATTATTGATTGTAGAGAATCTAACGACAGAATGAGCGTAATGTTTGTTTGTTATCGCAACGATCCGGTGACAACAGTATGAGCCAAAACAATCCTGCCGTTTACGCACAAGCTATACAAGCGCAATTGGCGGCTATTGTTACGCCTGTTCCGGTGTATGCAAACTTCAATCGTAACTTTGCTACGCAACCAAAGTTTGTTACTTGGAATTTGCGTAACGTACATCAGCCAGTTTTTACAGGCACAAATCAAAACAACAAAGGCATTGATCGACCTGTATTTCAAATATCGATTTTCACGCAATCGTTTGCTGACGCTATGACAATCAGCAATACGATATTACAATCGCTACATGGATACAGCGGTCAATTCGGCGGGGTATCAGGGTTCTATATATCTAAAGCCGATTGCGATTGGCTATACAACACATACGATAATGAAATTGGATTGCAGCAAATAATCATAGACTGCACTTTAGACATACCTACATAAGACATAATTCTCAAATTTAATTAAGGAATTATCATGGCACTTCCAAACAAAGTATTGCCCGGCTTTAGTGCGGCACTATACGCACAACCACTAGCAGCACCGACACCATTAACCACGGCGCAATTGTCATTAGTGGCAAGTGTCTCACCTATTGCTATTGCGGCTAACTTGGTTAACGTGGAAGCTGTACCCGCATTTGGTCAAGACGATGCAATGGCTAACTTCAGCATTGCAGGCTCACGACAATCGGACAAAATTCCAACGCAGAGCGCACCAACTTCTTTGACAATTACAGCACCGTGGAATCCTGCGGATGCTCAGTTGTTGATTATTCGTGGCGATGCATACTCTGGTGTTGTAGACCGCACGTTTGTAATTGCTGCAAACGATGGTGCGAATATTGTTTATTACGCATTTAACGGTAGAGTGTCGCAGTTTCAAATCGACGCACAGCCCGGCGCAGAAGCTAAGGCAGTGTTCACAATTCACCCAAGGGGCAACCAATTTGGTTGGTCTAACAACGCATAACGGGGATTAAAAAATGGCTATTCCAAATAAAATTTTGCCCGGTTTTGCTGCGTCACTATGGATGCAATCCGGAGCTACACCAACCGCACTAACGACCGCCAACCTATCGGTATGGACAGCACAAGTGGCGACCATTGTTGGCACAGTTGCTAACGGTACAGGCGCAGCAGGATTGGCGTTAAGCGTTGAGGCTGTTCCTGCATTTGGTCAAGATGATGCAATGGCAAATTACAGCCTTGCCGGAGTTCGACAGTCTGACAAAATCCCAACGCAATCAGCACCAACAAGCCTTACGATTACTGCGCCTTGGAATCCTAGCGATTCAGCATTGTTGCTAATTCGTGGTGACGCATTAAGTGGCGTGATTGATCGCACATTCGTTATTGCTGCGGTCGAAGGCGTGAACACTATTGCTTACGCATTTAATGGTCGAGTGAGTCAATTCCAAATTGATGCACAGCCCGGTGCGGAAGCTAAAGCTGTATTTACCATCCATCCACGAGGCAATCAATACGGTTGGAGCAACAACACATGACCTTAAAAGCCGCAATCAAAACATTGTCATCTACATATCAATCGCTTGATTTAGTGGCGCAGGGTTGCATTGTGGATGCCGCAGAGGTTGATGCTGCGTTAAAGGCAGCAGAACCAGACAGCGTAGAGGCTGTATGTTTGCAAGTGTTAGCAAAGCACAATCCGTATGCGCCACCACCAAAAGTAACTGAAAAATAAAACATGCAAACGACAATACAAAACAATCAAGAGCTATTAGCTTATCTGTTAACCCAAGCCAACTCCGGCGCAAAGAATTGGTTTGGGTTTTCACAACAACGCATTACGGGCATAAACCTTGCCCATTCAATTGCTGCCAATCACGCAGACAAAATGACCCCCGACGAAATTACTGACTACGTTATTCAGCTAAACAATTCTATTTATCATAAGCTCATCAAAGGCGATGGGAATGGCAACCAGATTTAAAGTTGAGTTTGAGGGGTTTTTAGAGACCAAAGAATTATTCCAAATAATTCACAATGACATCGGTCCGAAAGATGCCACCAAAGTATTGCGGAACGCAGTTCGTAAATCGATGAAACCCGCCTTGGTAAAAGCTCGACAATTAGTAGCAAAAGATACTGGCGCACTAGCCGCTAGTTTGCAAGTTGAGTCAAGGTTTCCCGGTCGCAAAGACAAAGGATCAAAATACGTTTATCCCGGCGATGTTGTGATTGGAAAAGTAACCACAGCTAGTGGCAAGAAATTAGCGGCAGGCGTAAAAGTTTATGATCCCGTTGCGTCTTACGAAAAAAAGAAAGACGTTTATAAAACCATAACTGTTAAGAGCGATGCCAGAGCCACGGCTCTAGAATTTGGAACATCAAAAAAAGGAGCAAGACCCTTTTTGCGTCCTGCATTAGAAAGCACAAGCGAGCAAATTACAGGCAGTTTGGTACAGTCTTTACGGACTAAGTTTAGAGAATACAAAGCAAGAGAAGCCAAAAAAGGAAAATAGCATGAGCAATTTATCACAAGCATTAGGCAGTAAATTTAATAAAGACGCACTTAGAATTAGATCATTTGAATTTAACGGGCATACTTTTAAAGTAAAAGTCCCGCTTACGGCAGAATCCGATGCAATGTTTGAGCGCTTAAAAACACCAGATCAAAATTTGGTGGAAAAGTTTTATCAAGAAATGTCCAAAAGTTTTACACAATCAAGCGACACGGTGCAGATTACCGACAACGATGTAATTATTGAAGGTCGCTCTATTCGTGAAGCAGCCTCAAGCAAGGCGTTAATTCAATCACGCATTACAGAAATGATTCGGCTTTTAGTGCCTGAAGAAGACGGATTCGACATGTCTACAGTAACGTATGAAATGATCGACGAGTTATTTCCGTTTGCTGTTCAATTGCAATTAATAGAATTAATTGGAGAAACAGTAAGCCCGTCTTATAATGCCACAAAGGGAAAGTAATACGGTCTGTCCGTAGGCAAGTTAAAGCATATTTGATCGCTCACGGGGCAGACCCATCAGCAATAGATGAGGAAACATTCGCAGATATTGCGGTAATGTTTCACGCAGGGATAATTGGCAATCTTGGAATTCTTGAAGTTTTGGGAACACTTACCGCAGGACAATTTAACAAGATGTTGCCCAAAGGAAAAGCGCCTTTTAAGTTGCAAGATATTATCCCTCACGCTTACGATTATTTGTACCCACCAAAAACAGAACAAGAAAAGAAAGACCAAGCAAGTCAGAATCTACTAGCGTTTGCGTTAATGAGTCCTAACGCTCCGGCGCTTCTGTTTAAGGGTACATAAAATGTCAAACATTGCAAGACTAGGCGTAGTGCTTGGATTGAATACCGCAGAGTTTCAATCTGGCATGGCGGGTGCTGTAAAACAAATAGATAGTTTTAAAACTAAAGCCGCACCACTAATAGCGGCAGGCACAGCTATTGCTACAGTCTTTGGAGTAATGGCAAAAAGTGCAATAGATGAAATGGACGCTTTATACAAAATGTCTCAAGCCGCAGGCGTGAGCATGGAGTCATTAAGCGGATTAAACTATGCGGCAAATTTATCAGGATTAAGCACGGAAGAATTAGGTAAAAACATTGGCAGATTATCTAAAAATTTAAATGAAGCCGCAAGTGGCACAGGTGACGCATTAGAGGCTTTCAAAAGATTAAAGATAGACCCAACACAATTTAAAGAATCAGACGAAGCGTTGCTGGCATTAGCCGATAAGTTTGCAGGCATGAAAGACGGGGTAAATAAAACCGCTTTGGCGATGCAAATTTTTGGTCGCTCCGGCATGAGCATGATCCCATTTTTAAACATGGGCGCAGAAGGCATTCAAAATTTACTAGACGAAGCAAAAACTTTCAATCAAGTTGTATCTACAGAAACAGGGCAAGCAGCCGAACAATTTAACGACAACTTGGAAAGAATGAAGCGCATTGGTGATGGTTTAATAAAAGCTATGGCTGAAAAGTGGTTGCCCACAATCAACACTTTTACAAACAATCTTTTAGAGGCATACAAAAAAACAGGTAGTTTTTTAGACAGCACTATTGCATCAGCGTTTAGCGGCGCAGCCCCTAAATCGATGAACGAAGCAACCGAAGCTGTTGTGCGCCACCTTAAAAAAGTGCGTGAGTTAGAGGAGGTATACAAAACCGCCCCAGACTGGATGAAATCTGACGTTAAAAATACATTAGATTTAGCAAAAGCAAGATTGGAAGTTGCAGAGAATCAAGCTAGATCATTTGTAAAAGCCGTGGAATTACCACCTGTAGTGGTCACTGGCGATGATGAACCGTTGCCTAAACCAAAGCCAGATAAATTTAAAAATATGTTTGATCAGGCTAAATTGCTTGCATCAGAATACGAAAGAGAAAGACAGCATTCGCTCGACATGTTAAAAATTAAAGAACAAATGAACGGCTTAACTGAAAACGAAAAACGAGTACAAGAAGCCGTTAACGAAGTTTTAAATGCAACAAGTCAAAAGCTAAAAGAAATTGCAGACAAACGAGAAGCCGCAGCAGGCAGAGATGCACCCGCTTACGTTTTAGCTGAGTACGACAAGCAAGCGGAAGCCATACAAAAGTTAAGTGAAGAATATGTAAACTTAGCAAGAGTTCAGCAACAAGAATCAATAGCGGCGCAACGCACCTTTTCTTATGGTTGGAATACAGCATTTAAACAATACGCAGAGGACGCAGAAAATTACGCCACAATCGGTAGAGATATGTTCAGTTCAATAACGGGCGCAATGAGTAATGCGATAGATCAGTTTGTAGAAAGTGGCAAATTTTCTTTTAAAGATTTTACGGCAAGCGTCATTAAAGACTTAATTAAAATTCAATTACAAGCGCAAGCAACGGCACTTTTTAGCAAAGGTTTAAAACTTGTTATGGGCGCAATAGGTGCAGCATCAGGCGGCATCGGCGGAGCTACTACAATTGGTGCGGGTTCACTTGAAGGCGGCGAAGGTGCTTTGTCTTTTGCTGTCGATATGACAAGAGCAAACGGCGGTACTGTATCCGCAGATTCATCTTACTTAGTTGGTGAACGTGGTCCGGAAATATTTATGCCTAGTCGCTCTGGCACAGTTATACCAAACAACAATTTAGGCGGCATGGGCGGCGTTACTAACATTACCAACAACTACATTGACGCAATTGACACTAAGTCTTTTGAGGATCGCATATACGGCAGCTCAAGGGCTGTGTGGGCGGCTAACGCATACGCCAACAAAGGCTTATCTAACAGCCGGAGCAGAACATGAGTTTTCAAACAATCTTAAACATACATCAAACTTTTACTGTTAACAACCGCAGGACGGTCGGTCAACAGGTTAGCCGTTCAGGACAACTTAGAGTTGCGCAATATTTAACGTCCGTGCCTTGGGTCTTTACAGTCGTTCCACATAACTTTTTATATTATCCCCAAGTCCGTTCAATCATTCAGAACATAGACAACGCAGACCGACAAAACGCTGAAAACATTACATTTGATACGCCAACTTTAGAGTGGTTTACCAAGCTACAAGGAACGGCAACAACAGCCACGCTTGCATCAACGCCCGTGGCTAACACGCAGACTTTAAACATTACTAAAAACGGCACGCTTTTGGCGGGTGACTTTATTCAAGTTGGCGGCTATGTTTACAAAGTAACGGCTGACGCACTTTCATCAACCGTTAACATTCACAGACCGTTAATTGGTACACCAACAAGCGGCGCAACTGTGACGTTAGGAAAAGCGGTTACATTTAACGTGGTCGCTGAACAATGCCCAACTTATACATTGAAGCCCATGACTAATGGTGCGTTTGTAGAGTGGGACGGTGAATTTGTGTTTCGTGAAAACATAGCCAATTAAGGAAAACAATGTCGACGACAATGACTGCGCTTAATGCGTCATCAATTAAATACGCTGAATTTGTTAGGCTGACTACACCGTCTGGCGTGTATACGTTTTGCAGCGCAGCCGCACCTATTACAGTTAACAGCATTACGTTTACAGGGCTAGGTAGTTTGCTTGGAATTAGTGAGATACAGCAAGATATTAAAGCGTCTAGTTATGATTTAAAGCTAATGCTTACAGGTATTGATCCCGCAAACATTGCATTGATACTTGGTAGCAATATAAAAGGCAGCACGGTCGAGATTTGGCGTGGGTTTCTTGATGCTAACAATCAAATCATTACAACGCCAACGCAACAGTTTTTTAAACGATACCAAGGCATTGTAAATAATTTTGCGATCAATGAAGAATTTAACGAAAGCCTACGCACACGCATAGCAACAGCGGTTGCGTCCTGTTCATCAATGAGGTTTGTATTAGAAAACCGTGTGACAGGCGTAAGAACAAACGAGTCGAGTTGGCAATTCTTTTATCCAAACGACACAAGCATGAATCGAGTTCCGATTATTGCATCGACATATTTTGATTTTGGTAAGCCTCCCGCAAGCGGTGGTCAAACCGATCCCGTCTACGGTGGCGGCGTGGGTGGTGGCGGTAATGTGGAAACAATACCTGAAACCGCATCAGATGGTAGCGGGGGCAGCGGCAACGGCGGCGGTGGCTAACGTGATAAGACAAGCCAACAAGTTTGACAAACAAGACATTATAAATTTGATGATTGAATTTAAAAACGAAAGCGACATTGAAGCATTGAGAGAAGTTAACAATCCCGAATACTGGCATCGTTTGCTAGATACCATTATCGCAGGCGCAGGAATTATTTATATTGAGCAGGGCAAGGGTTTGATCATGGGAATAATTTCTCCGTCCATATGGTGCGACAAAACCTTGCAGCTTTACGAATTAGCTTTTTACGTTAAGCCAGAATGCAGAAACGCAAGCATAGGATATAGATTGCTTAAATCGTATGTTGATTATGGTAATGAATTAAAGCAATCAGGACGTATCAAGTATTTCACAATAGCAAAAATGGTAACAAGTCCCGACATAAAATACGATAAGTTTGGCTTTAAAAAACTTGACGAAAACTGGATTCAATAATGCTTAAACTATTCATATTGCTTGCAAGCGTAACTTTTGCGGTTGACGCTTATGCTGTTGGTGTAACAATTGCAACAGCCCTTTTAGCAACAACAATTTACGCATCAGCGATTCCGTTTGTTGCGTTTGCTATCAATATGGCGGTGTCTTTTCTTGTTAGCAAAGTATTAACGCCAAACAATACGTCCAATTCGTCTGTTGACCCCGGCGTTCGAATTCAAGTTCCACCAGATACGACTAGATCAGTCCCAATTATTTACGGTGACGCATACATAGGCGGCAAATTTGTAGATGCTGTTTTAACAAACGACAGCACAACAATGTATTACGTTATGGCGATTAGTTGTATCAGTCCAGACGGTCAATTCACCTTTGACAAAACCAAGTTTTATTATGGCGACAGGCTTTGCACCTTTGACACAACTTCCGTAGATACGTTTGAACGTGCTAGAGTTTTAGGATTAACAGACGGTGCGGGTAATGTAGACACCAAAATATCCGGCAAGTTATACATCCATTTATTTAGGTCTACAGCCGCAGGCGTTATAACTAACCTTGACGTAAACGGCAACACCGCAGGGGCAGCCACACCGCAAAACCTTATGTCTACCGCAAACGGATTGCCTTCTGGTTTAGAATGGGCAGCATCCGGTCGCCAAATGAACGGTTTAGCTTTTGCAATCATTAAGCTAGTTTATAACCGTGACGCAGAAACAACTCAATTACTGCCTGTTACCTTTGCAGCCAAGCATACGTTGCGAGGCACAGGCGTAGCAAAACCGGGTGACGTTTGGTATGACTACATGACCAACCCCGTCTACGGCGGCGCTGTCGATCCAAATTTTGTAGATTACACAAACGCAACCGCACTTAATGTTTACTCCGATCAAACAATTACGTTTAATGATTTTAACGGTACGCCACAAACACAACCACGTTATCGAATTAACGGAGTGCTAGATACAAATCAAAACGTATTGCAGAACGTCGATCAAATTATGACCGCCTGCGATTCGTGGATGACATACGATGCGCCTAGCGGTAAATGGTCTATCACTATTAACCAAGCTACAGCATCGTCATTTGCTTTTGATGACAGCAACATTGTCGGATCAATTACGGTCGGCGGCATTGATATAACTAGATCAATTAATCAGATTGAAGCCAAGTTTCCAAACGCCACAAACCGAGATCAGTACGATTACGTTTTCTTAAAAGTTCCTGCCGGATCGTTATATCCAAACGAACCTGTTAATAAATCAAACGTCAATTATGACCTTGTTAATAACAGCGTCCAAGCCTTGTATCTTGCTAACCGATTGTTAGAGCAAGCCAGAGAAGATTTGAACGTAAGTTTTAACACTACATACGTTGGCATTCAGACTAATGCAGGAGACGTTGTAACAGTCACCAACACTTATTACGGTTGGACAAACAAACTGTTTAGAGTAATGCAAGTACAAGAGGTTTCGCTGCCTGATGGTAACTTGGGCGCACAAATTCAATTGGCTGAATACAACGCCCAAGTTTACGATAATTTTGACATTGATCAATATGTACCCGCAGGCAACACGGACATTGTATCCGGCGGATACTTTAGCGCACTTGCCGCACCGACTGTTGTTAACATTAACGCAAGCGCAGCCGTGCCTAATTTTGGCGTTCAAATAACCTTTCCGGCGATTGGACGAATCACAAACACGACTTTGTTTTACACAACGACAGCTACGCCAACGATTAATCAATGGCAGATACTTGATTCACAGTCTTTGGTAAACAGCCAAACGTTTACAAACGGCGCTACGTTTACCTTCACAGATTTGCAACTACCGACAGATACTTATTATTTTGCGTTTAAGGTTGGCAACGACATAGGGCAAAGCGCAATATCGCCATTATCTACCGCTTTAAATTGGAGTCCGTCCGTCATTGGTGTAGACACGTTTATTGCGTCTTTTACTCCTTCAGCTTTGCAAGTGCCATACACAACCGCACCAACATTTACCGGAGTGTTAGCAAATCTATACGGCAATAACGCAACGGGTGCGGTTAATTTTGTTGCCGCACAAACGGATAGCGATGTTACTTTTGTAAACAATTCTTGGCGCATTGGCGGAAGCTCAACAACAGGTTATACCTCAATTGTAAAAACAGGCATAACAATTGCAAACCCAACGGACGGGGGCACGTTTGCACAGTTTCCTATACCAACCGCAATGCCTTCCAACCCTGCGACAATGACTGTTCCCGTAAGATTCAAAGATTCTTTGGGTGACGTATATCAAGCAAGCCCCGCATCGATTCAATATACATGGTCGGTTCAAGGTGCTGAAGGTCAAAAGTCAGCAACCGTTGCGCTTTATCAATGGTCAACTACAACACCCGCCAATCCAACAGGAGCAAGCACTTATACATGGGCAACGGGCGCTAACACGACATACACAGGCGCAAACGGATGGAGTACAACAGTACCCGCAAACCCTAGCACCCCGTTGATTTTATTGTGGACAGCAACAAAAGAATTGGTTGTTGCAGGGAATACCACAACCACTACCGTAGATTGGACTACGGGCGTATCCGTGCAATCAGTAGGACAAAACGGCGCAGCCGGAGTACAAGTTGCAGAGCCAACGGTTTACCAATGGGCGATTACAATACCCGCAGCGCCAACGGGCACAAGCACCTACACATGGTCAACTGGTTTGTTTACACCAACCCCTGCTAGTTGGTCATTAGCGCCACCCGCAAGTCCGTCACCGGGCTTTACGTTGTGGGGCGCTACGGTTGGACTTGTAGCAAGCGCAACACAAACTACAAGCACAATTAATTGGACAACCGCAACGGTATCGGCAAGAGGTTACGCAGGGGCGACAGGCGCTACAGGCGCAACAGGTGCTACAGGCGCAACAGGAACGACAGGCGCATCCGCTAGAATTTGTTACACCAAGACAACACTTACATCGTTGGACGCAACGCCTGCAACAATTACAACAACAGGTAGCGCATCATTTCCTGCAAACGGCTCATGGGGCGCAGGCACGGTCTGGCAAGCTACACCACCCGCTATCGTGGCAGGCGAATCAGTCTATCAATCGGACGGTATATACAGCCCCACCACAAACAATACGGTTTGGAACGTACCGTATCTGTCAGCCTTAAAGGTTGGCTCGTTAAGTGCAATATCTGCAAACCTTGGAACAATTACAGCGGGAAGTGTAACTGGAGTAACAATAACGGGCGGAACAATACGCACGGCGGCAAGCGGCTCACGGTTAGAGATGACCGGAGTTGATAATTTTTTAAAGGCATACAATTCCTCGAACGTAGAGTACGCCTCATTTGGCGGCGTATCTGGCGGCGTCATTTACATTAACGGAAGAAACAAAAACTTTTTAACTGGTCCGGTTGCTGCGTTTTATGGAAACTACAACGGAGGCGGTTATCCCACAACGGCTGATATACCAGTTGTTTTAGGTGCAAACGACATAGGCAACGGGGTAGAGGGATCAAGTGGAAACAACGGTGTAGGTCTATACGGAGTATCTACCCGCACAGGCGGCACAAACCACGGATTAAGAGCAATTAACAATGCTGTTGCTATTGGAGGAACACAAACAAGCGGTTTAGTTGGCACAGCAGTTGGTTATGACTTTTATGCCGATGGTGCAGGCACAAACTACGGTCCATTTACGGGCGCTCACGATGTATTAGTGCCAATCACGCAAAGCATTCCACTCGGATACATTGTTAACGATGTTCAATGCATAGTTAAAAAGAATATTTCAAACACTATATTTGAAGTGGCTATGTCATCAGCACCAAATCAAGTGGCTCTTGGCGTTATGGTTGCAAACAATGGATTATTAGCCAACATGATTCCGGCGGCGTTTATTGAATACATAGATTATTCACCACCAGACCCAAAGACCGTACTCTATCCCCAATATAACGAGTATAAAAACGACTTTAATTATTGCGCTGCGAATGCCGTGGGCGAGGGTCAAGTGTACGTTTGCGGCGAATCTGGCAACATACAAGTCGGCGATTTAATTGTCACAAGCTCTACCGCAGGCGTAGGAATGAAGCAAGCTGATAACATTGTGCGAAATATTACCGTGGCAAAAGCCAGAGAATCTATTGTATTTACGGATACAACAACACCGATTTTGATTGCTTGTATTTATTTGTGCGGATAAAATAAGCGGACAAGACATGATCAACCCGCTGTGAGTGCATATGCGGGGAATGCCGAGAAAAGGAAAATCATGGCTGTATTTAATAAAAATACCCTTACGCAGGTAAGCGGTTTTGATAATCCAATTATTGCTGGCGAATTAGTCTATCAGCAAAAAACCTATTGGAATCTGACGCTAACAGCCGAAGATAACGTGACGCCCGTATCTCTTACGGGAGCAACAATCAACGCTCAAATTGTACGCAGAACATTATCTAATGTTCAAGATAGTAGGTATGGGCTGTCTTTTGACATCGGCAACTACACGCCAACACCAACGCCAATACCCCTAACAATTACAAACCGTGTTGACGCCACAGGTTCATTTACTCTTGTAATAGACGATACGTCATGGAGCTTGGTTGATAGCGATGCCGAAATGGCAATCAATTCTATTAACGGAGCCGGATTTTCAGGTCGCATCAAAATTAGTTTTCCTCAAATCGCTAGCACTCCGCCGGAAGATAACATTATTTTTTTGTTGTTTCTTGTGCGTTCGGACGGCATTGTAAAGGTCTAACATGGCTCAAATCAATGTGCAAACTGTACCAAGCAATACCTCCGTCACCGTTCAAGACGGAAATAATATTACCGCAAACATTGCGGGCGGCAACAATATTAATTTGCAAATAACGCCCACGGCTAGACAGACAATACAAATTAATAGAGGCGTGCAGGGCGCAGCCGGACCAAATGACATTGGGGGATACCCCATTAGTGTTAATTCTCCGCAAAACTATGATGCTTTAATGTTTGTTAGCAACGAATGGACAAACATTCCACAAACCGAAATATCTGACGGTGGCAATTTTTAATTTAAGGGTAAAAAATGGCAAACACAATTCGTATTAAAAGACGGGCAAACGGTGGGGGCGCAGGCGCTCCAACTTCCTTGGCTAATGCTGAATTAGCATTCAATGAACAAACCAATGTTCTGTACTATGGCACAGGGACGGGTGGTGCGGGCGGTACAGCCACATCCGTTATTGCTATTGCAGGCAACGGGGCTTTTGTAGACACAAGCACCAATCAAACCATTGGCGGCACAAAAACATTCAGCAACACTATTACTGGCTCTGTCACAGGTAGCTCTGGCTCAACCGCCTCATTGACTACAGCTCGGACAATCGCCATTACAGGTGATCTTACTTACACATCAGGCGCATTTAACGGTACAGCAAACGTAACGGGCACAGGAACTCTTGCGACTGTAAACGCCAACGTGGGGACGTTTACAAAAACCACGGTAAATGCTAAGGGTCTTGTGACTGCGGCAACTAGCGCAAGCCTTAACGATTTAACATCGCCAACCGCTGCTTTTAGTTTTAACGGTCAAGCATTAACAAACTTGCTTGATCCGGTAAACAATCAAGACGCTGCAACAAAATTATATGTAGATAGCGTTGCTCAAGGTCTGGACACAAAGCAATCGGTGGTTGCGGCTACAACCGCCAACATTACTTTGTCTGCGTTGCAAACAATCGACGGAATCTCGGTTGCTGCAAACGATAGAGTGTTGGTAAAAAATCAAACCACTCAATCTGAAAACGGCATTTATGTCGCAAGCGCATCAGCTTGGACACGAAGTACTGATGCTAACGTATGGACTGAGCTTATTTCAGCTTACGTTTTTGTTGAGCAAGGAACAACGCAAGCAGATACGGGTTGGGTATGTACTGTAAATGCAGGCGGCACTTTAGGCACAACTCCTGTTACTTGGGCGCAGTTTAGCGGCTCAGGTTCATATACAGCGGGAACTGGCTTAACACTTACTGGCAACGTATTCAGCATTACAAATACCGGAACAGCGGGCACTTACGGATCTGCTACCGCTACACCAGTATTTACAACAAACGCACAGGGTCAAGTCACCTCCGTTACTAATACAACAATCACTCCGGCGGTTGCATCCGTAACTGGACTTGGAACTGGCGTTGCTACGTTTTTGGCTACACCGACAAGCGCAAACTTAGCCGCAGCGGTAACAAACGAAACGGGCAGCGGCTTGCTTGTTTTCAATACTAGCCCCACGTTTGTAAGTCCATTGCTAGGAACACCGACAAGCGGCGTACTTACAAGCTGTACGGGCTTGCCTTTGACTACAGGTGTCACAGGAACATTGGCGGTTGGCAACGGAGGAACTGGAGCAACAACGCTAACTGGTTATCTTATTGGCAACGGCACGGGTGCGTTCACTGCGTCCTCAACTATTCCAAACACAGCAATTACTGGTTTAGGCACAATGTCTACGCAAGCGGCAACTAGCGTGGCAATTACTGGAGGGTCAATTACTAACTTGACCACGTTTGACGGCATTACAATTGATGGTGGAACGTTCTAAATTTCAATAGCTATATAGCAAAAAGGTTAGCCCAATGGCAAATAAAATTATCTTAAAGAAAAGTTCGGTGGCGGCTAAAGTTCCATTGTCCACCGACTTGGATGTTGGCGAAATTGCTGTCAACTTAGCAGATCAAAAGTTATACAGTAAAAACGCAGCCGGAACCGTTGTTGTGGTTGGCAACGGTATCGCAGGAACAGGAACGGTGTCGAGCGTAGGTGGCACGGGCACGGTTAACGGCATTACATTAACGGGCACAGTCACCACTACGGGCAACCTTACGCTAGGCGGCGCATTGTCCGGCGTTAACTTAACTACACAAGTAACAGGAACGCTACCCGCAACTAATGGCGGCACAGGTCAAAGCACATACGCAGTTGGTGACTTGCTTGTTGGCGGCGCTTCAAACACATTAGTCAAACTTGCGGACGTAGCAACAGGAAATGCGTTAATTTCTGGCGGCGTTGGCGTAGCCCCTGCATATGGCAAAATTGGATTGACTACTCATGTATCGGGTACGCTACCAATTGCCAACGGTGGCACAGGAAACACTATAGGCAGCGCAGCAACTCTTACAACAGCTCGAACGATTAACGGCACAAGTTTTAACGGCTCTGCAAATATTACGACTGCTAATTGGGGTACAGCTCGCACGTTATGGGGTCAAAGCGTTGACGGCTCGGCTAACATCACAGCCCCGCTACTACCCGCAGCAGGCACGGTCGCACTTCCGGCGTTTTCAACATCGGGCGACACTAATACAGGTATGTATTTCCCCGCAGCCGATACGATTGGCTTTGCGGCGGGTGGTGTCATAGGTTTTTCTGTGGGCACTACAGCCTCCGCAGTTAATTACTTGGAAGCAAGAGGTGCGGCAACAGGCAATTCGCCAAGAATTGTGGCTATAGGTACAGACGCAAACGTACCAATGACGCTATTGGCAAAAGGTACTGGCGAAATAAGATTCAATACTAATTCTCTTGAACGTGCACGAATAGACGGGTCAGGCAACGTATTTTTTGGAACAACAACAAACCCCACCGGAAATAGCGTTGGCATATTGAATATGCTAGTTGCTAGTGGTGACGGTATAAACTTTAAGCATACCGTAGCAGGCAACAACGGTTTTAATATATGGCAAACAGGAACAACAGCGTTTAATGCCGTTGCGTTTTATAAAGGTGATACACAAGTTTCCGTGGGCGCTATCAATTGCACCACTACGGCAACGGCTTACAACACCACCTCCGATTACCGATTAAAAGAAAATGTATTGCCCATGACGGGGGCGCTTGCTAAAGTAGCAGCCCTCAAACCATGCACTTACACTTGGAAATCAAATGGAGCGCAAGGTCAAGGATTTATAGCGCACGAATTACAAGCGGTTGTGCCTGATGCCGTGACGGGCGCAAAAGACGCAATAGGGAAAGACGGAAAACCAATTTATCAAGGTGTCGACACATCGTTCCTTGTTGCTACTCTCGTTGCCGCTATACAAGAATTAAAAGCAGAGTTTGACGAATACAAAGCCACGCACCCATAAGGAATTACATGACAACGTATATCTGGAATGTTAACCAAATGGACACCGTGCCTAGTGAGGACGGCTTGACCGATGTTGTTGTAGTTGCTCATTGGCAATGCATGGGCACAAGCGGAGACTATTCCGCAGAGGTGTACGACACTTGCACTTTTACGCTTGATACAAGTAAAGAATTTATTCCTTATGATTCTTTAACGCTGCAAGAAGTATTGGACTGGTGTTGGTCAACAAGCGTTGATAAAGCAGCAACAGAAGCAAATGTAAATACACAGATTGAAAACCTTATAAACCCGCCTATTATTGTTTTGCCTTTACCTTGGGCTGTTTAAAAAAGTGGAGCAGTTATGGATTGGCAATTTTTAATTAACATCGCAGCAGGCGGCTCACTGACAATAGGCGGATGGTTTGCCCGTCAAATTTGGGATTCGGTCAAAGAATTAAAAACAGACCTCGCAGGAATACGCTTGCACATGAGCGAAAACTACGTCAAGAAATCCGAGGTGGATAACTTCAGGCAAGACATGGACAGGCGGTTTGACCGCATTGAGGTATTGCTAGATAAGCTGTACGAAAAAATGGATCAAAAGGTAGACAAATGATTCTCGATATTTTAAGTATTGGTTCAAAGATTATTGACAAGATTTTCCCTGATGCCAACGCAGCGGAACAAGCAAAACTCAAGCTATTAGAATTGCAGCAATCAGGACAACTTGCACAACTTAACGCTGACATACAAGAGCAGCAAGAGCTTACCAAGCGTCACACGGCAGATATGGCTAGTGACAGTTGGCTTAGTAAAAATATCCGTCCTATGACGCTTTTAATCATTCTGGCGGGATACTTTACTTTTGCGATGATGAGCGCCTTTGACGTTGATACTGAAAAACAATACGTCGAATTGCTTGGTCAATGGGGCATTATTATTATGTCTTTTTACTTTGGCGGTCGCACAGTCGAAAAAGTAGCCAACATGATTGAGACCCGAAAAACAAAGGTAAAAGATGTTAGTTAATACAGAAATGCTTTGTACGATTACAACACCAGAGTTAGCCGACAAATGGGTCAACGCACTCAATGAAACGTGCGAGGAATTTGGTATTGATAACCCTTATCGAATAGCGGGTTTTCTTAGTAACACGGCGCACGAATCAGGTGGCTTTAAGTACGTCAAAGAGAACCTTAATTACTCCGTGGCAAGTTTAATGCGTGTATGGTCTAGTCGTTTTCCCACCGTAGAGATAGCGCAACGCTACGCTATGCAGCCAGAGCGCATCGCCAATAGAGCATATGCAGATAGGATGGGCAACGGCGACGAAGCCTCTCAAGACGGGTCAAAATTTATCGGCAGAGGTTTGATCCAATTAACTGGAAAAAATAACTATGTTGCATATAGTTTGGCTTGCGATAACGAAGCCCTAACCAAGCCCGAAATTGTAGAGCAACCAAAATATGCCGCTGAATCTGCGGGATGGTTTTGGAGCGTCAATAAACTAAATACGCTTGCAGATGCTCAAGACGTTCAAGGAATGTGCAAGCGTATTAATGGCGGCTATCACGGATTGGATGACCGCCAAATGAAATATGCTCAGATAATGAGTTACTTTGAAAGTCGATAACGTGCGTATCTTATTGACCCATTCTCTACAAACTCGGTGGTGATGTTAAAACCACGACCACGCAATTTAAAAATGATGTCTGCTAGTCTAGTTGCACGATACTGAGTTATCGCTTCCCAAGACGTTATGGGCTTCTTTTTAAGGTGGTTTAGTACATCGACAGTTTTGCTCATAATGTTTTTCCTGCAAGCATAGCGTTCACAGCATCGGCAGACCAAATCAATCGGCGATTCGGCAATTTAACTGGCATCAATCCGTAATAACTACCTTCACGACAAAGTGCGGCACGAATTGTTTGCGGTTTAACCAACAAAAGTTCGGCTAATTCTTCGGTTGAGTAATGTTTTATATCTTGATTGCGAAAATTGTTGCTCATAATGTTCTCAAAGGAAAAAAGCTAAAAAAATACAACCGACAACAAACGCAGCACCGATCCATGCTGATTTGGGTATCTTGTCGCTGTCGGGTTCATAAGAGCCACAAGCCGTGTTCCAACTTCCGACACGATTATATTTAAGCGTCCAATTTTGGCTTGAGTAGTCGGGCAAGTAACCCCAGTTCGTGCGGTTAAGGTTGTTATTTTCGTTTACAAAGACGTTTTTCATCTTAATCCTCCGAGTCTATGGTTTCTGAATAAACGCCATTAACATCTATCCACACTATCTGATCACGCCCAAGGTCATTTTCTGACGCATTAATAATGATATACGGCTCACGCATTTCGTCCAACTCTAAACGGTTTGCGTATGGTTGCACTAGCCGACTAATCTCAGCATAGCTAAGTTCATCGCAAAGTAAGCGCAAGAGGTTACGCTTGCCATCATTTGTTAGTTCGTTAATTTCAAATTTCATAATGTTTATCCTTTAAATAAAAAGCGTGGAATTAAAAGTCCGCTTGCATCGTATTCTTGACCAAGAACAGTCGTGCCAAGTGGTTGCTCACCGTGCATACCCGTAACTGGTGAACATTGGCAACCACGATTACCGCAGAGTTGTTTCCAAGACTTTTTACGCTGACCTTCTGACATGAAAGGACTACGCAAAGTAATCAACACGGCGGTTTTGTGAAATGAGTTTGTAAGTTTAATTTTCATTTAATTCATCCTAGTTTTTTAGAGTATTCAATGCCTTTTACAAAAGCATAGACTTGATCATAACAATCACGCTTAGTCGTATGACCTTGCATAAGTGGCATAGAGCATCCGCCGCCATCGTTGACCATTTGCATCAACGCTACACCACCGTAAGCATGTGACAAGTGAAAGTTGCCAATATTAGCTCTGCAACCTGTTTCTGTTTTTGTGTAACTGTCCACAGGATTGTTAGTAAGGTTGTTAAGTCTGTTTACTAAGTTTTGCAATTGAGCGTCTGTAATGCGATTCATAATGTTCATCCTTGGTTGTCTATGGCGTTATTGCCATGTAGTGATATTAATCTAACTTAAATCATAAAACAAGTTTTACGTTGAAAGTTGTTGTTTTTTTGCAAATTTAATGTGCAGTCTACTAGCCACTAAGGTAAAGGGACGGGTTTTCGACTGCGATTAAAGATTATTCTTAATTTTGTAATACTGCAACAGACATTGGAAACAACTAAAAGCATCGTCTAGCTCATCTGAGCTATGCTCTATGAGGTTAACGTGACCCTGTTCGTTAAAATACACATTGGCGCAACGAGCTGTCGGCATACCCAATCCAACACGATAAGCTGCAAGCTGCATAATTTGCTCAAAATATGGCTTGATTTTGCTTACGTCACCAACTTTGGATTTGAAGTCTATGACGACATTACAGCCGTTTAAATCTATTTTGCCACCAAACCCTTGCGTGTGAGCAAAAGATGCCTCTGCCGCCCATTGCTGCACTCCAAAATGGGCTGTAATCGTGCGATCAACTTCGATAGCGTAAAACGGAATAATGCCGATTTCTTTTCGACGATAAAAGTTTTCCAATATTCCGTGCATTTGCGTACCACGCTCTGCGGCAGCTTTGCCCGTGCTGCGACTATCAGTCATCACACGTTCTAGCCAATCGCTCTCAGCCTCATTCTCGCCTCTTGGCAGGGTCAAGGCAGCAAGCAGCAGTTGCTCAGACTTCCAACGATCAAGACCGGGCTTTGCTAGTTGACCAATGATAGTAGTCACGCTAGGCACTAACCCATGCTCTCGTGCGTCTTTTACGGTCGTGTTGCGCTTGTTGCCATTCTTGCCAATTATTTGATATGCGGGTTCGCCTAATTTTGTATACCAATGTCCGGATTCGGATTCGTAATCTTTGATCAACATTCGTCTCTCACTTTTAACATTGCATCCGAATAGTAGTAAGCAAGTCGAACAGCTTGCTCAAGATTTAAACTTAATTCATCTTCTGAGGGTATTGAAAAATTTTCACGCATGATTTCAGGCAAAGCAACGGCGGCAAAATAGTCTCGCAGCGTCATGCCGTGCGCCATGTTTTCAGCTAGGTAAGTGGGGAAAGCGGGTGGGCTAATCTTCATTTTTTTCATCCCAATCTTGTTTAATATGATCTATAAAAAAATGTTGTGCTGATGTAAAGACTCCAACACATTCAGCGTATGACATCATTCCATTTTCATAAGCCTCGCCAATGATGTTGGTAATTTTTATCATTAAGTTTTCATAATCGCTTAAATTTTCTTTCATTTTTTTCCTAATTCTTTAAGTAATTCGATGGCTTCAGCAATCCATCTAGCAGCTATCGGATCAACCGTTTCGCCTTCTTGTATTTGCTGAAGCCGCCAAGCAGCCAAAATTGCCTGTTCTTGTTTAGTCATTAGAAAGGAACGTCATCGTCCATGTTGACAACAGAGCCGCCAGACGCAGCCGCATACTCTTGCGATGTAGTTGGTTGTGCCAATGCACGATACTCTGGCGATTTGCGGATAGTGTCTTTAATGCTGTCAGACAACGAATCAAATACTTGCTCGTCAAACTTATCCAAACTAAACAACAGCGTGGAATTTACACCTTCTGGCAATCCCGCTTTTTTGTAAATGCTTGGCACAGACGACACGCCTTTAAGGTCGGCGTATGTAATATCGCCCTTTAAACGGTGACTAATGTTGATCATGCAAAATTGTCCAAGCACGGCAGACACATTAAAGCCACGCAGTTCATCCTCAGTAAATGCTTTACCACGCCACGCCTCAAGGTCACGGCGTAAATTTGCCTTTTCACCGAGTGACATCGTATATTCCTTGGATTGAATTAGTGGCTTGCCTTCTGTTGTTAATAGTGGTTTGCCGTTTGCATCCTCGCCATGCAATTCCCAAAAGAATTTAGCTTTGCGTAGCATGTTGACCTTGCCTTCATACTCACGCATTTGAGTGCCAAGATCAATGATGCGATATAACCTCGCAAGATGCGTTCCTGCGGGTGCGATTTGAAATTGTTTTTTTTCTGAATTTGAGCCAGTTACGATCATTTTGTTTCCTCGAAAATTTCGTCAAAGTTGTAAATAGTGGGCAAAAGTTTTGCGGGTGAGTGTTTGGGTAAATTGCAAGCATGACGAATAATAGCCATGTCATTTTGCGTGATAAAACCTTGCTCGACTTTGTCTAAAGCCTCAGCTAGACGCTGTTCATATTCTTCTTGAAACTGTTTCATTTCATCCATTGTGATTCCTTTATGCGGCGTGATTGCCAACTTGCATTTTAATCCAACTAAAAGATATTGTAAAGCCACGTTAAATTATGGTAACATTTCCGCATGAATACAAACGAAATTATTAACATCTTGGGCGGCACTTCCAAAGTGTCTAGGCTATGTAGCGTAAGCCCCGCAGCGGTTTGTCAATGGCGCAAAAAAGGCATTCCAGAGGATCGCATGATCTATTTGGCGGCAAGTCTTGAGCTAGTCACCAACGGCGCAATCACACGCAAGAGTTTATTTCCTAACAATTGGCAGAACATTTGGTTAGAATTGCGTTAACACCGTAAGGCATGAGTGGGTTGGGTCGCATTGTCCCTTTAACCATGTCAGTTGAGCGAAGCCATCCATATGATGATTTCACAGGCTTGTCAGGCTTAACGGACACCTCGGAAAGACGAGGGTTTACACGCATGGATTGCTTTATGCGTGTGAGCATCAGGTCTTAGCCGCCTGTATTTTTAATGCAAGAAACCTAGAATAAAAGTTCCTTGGCAGGCACTTGCACTCTTGGGTTTATTGTTTTTTTTCTAATGGAAATCGTGCTTTATCGAGGCTCACTTGCACTATCTTAAAAATTAGTAGACAATGTATTCGTTGGCGTGAGAACCGATGAAGCCGTTTAAGTCTGTGTCTTGCCCTCTGGTATTGCAGAGGGTTCTCACCAAGATGCAGATTTAAGCGGCTTTTTTATTCTTACGTCTTCCGTCAGGGAGCGTTATCAAATAGGGTTAAATCGCCCGTACCCAAAAAAGATTGGCTAGTCATCACCCGACTGCAAGCCACAGAGCCTTAAATGGGGACTCTACAAGATGCGAGAACATGGTGATACAAGACTCGCATTCGATTGAACATTAACTCAGGTAGGACTGGTGTATATACAAAATATATACATGGGTCAGGTAGATAAAGCGTAGGAAACTACATGCTAATCACCCTTGGGGAAACTATGCAAAAAAACAACAAAATACAAAAAAACAACAAAATTAAAGGGTTTTCTGTACTTTTCTTTTAAGCTAGATTAATATCTTTATATGGCAATAACGCCACAATGATGAAAAGGATAAACAAAATGAACTTAGTCACCAAAATTGAAGAACGCCTCGCAGAAAACAAATCCGGCGTTAAGACTTACGCAACTTACGAATCTGCCGAAAAAATTGGCAACAAGCTAGGTTCTGAATACGCAGCACGTTGCGGCAAAACAGACGCAGTCGAATTTATTGTTGTTTTTCTTCCCAAGACACAGAGGTTTAGCGTTGTTTTTCGCTTGATGGATTTTATGACTAAGCATCAGACTGGCGGCTACGTTGGCGTGTTTGCTCAACAAGGTTTCTTTTCAATCTAAACATGACAAGGGGCGAAAGCCCCTAACCAAGGAAGAAAATTATGAACACAGCACAAAACACATATAAAACATTTATTACTTATTCCCGTGCAGGTCATTACACAGTTACCATTTATAAAATGTATGGCACTCGCAAGCAATTTGTTTTTTCACAAAAACTTATTTCAAACATTTTTGCAGCTAGAGAAGTTGCCAACGAATTTTTATCTGCTAAATAAGGATAAAAATGGACTTCGAACAATTCTGGAAGAAATACCCACGCAAGGTAGCCAAAAAAGTCGCCATGCAAGCGTTTGCCAAACTACCTATGGATGAGCAAGAGCTAGCCGTAGACACGCTAGACACGCATTTAGAGTATTGGAAACTGAAAGAAACGGAATCCGAATTTATTCCGCACCCGTCAACTTGGCTCAATCAAGGGCGATATTTTGATGAATTAGACCTCAAACCCAAAGCGCCAAAAAAACCCGCATTGCCTTGGCACAGCACTGAGCAATTGACGATGGATAAAGCCCGTGAATTAAATATGACACCAAGACCCGGCGAAGATATGGGACAATTTAGATCAAGAATTGCACAACGAGTGGCAGAGACACAATGAAAAAGCAAACCGAAAAAATTAGCAAATTTGATCGTCCGCAATACAAACCGCCAAAACGCTTTGTTAGACCCGGCAGCATGGACGTATTAGAAGCACCAAGTCGCATGGCTAACACATTGTTTTACCCCGATGGAACGACAAAATATGACCAACCATCAAAAAACAATAATCGCAATTCTTGAGGCTAAACGAGATTGGTTAAGCATTAAGCAGCTATCCGAACTTAGTGGCATACCTGAAAATAATTTGCGTAACGTGATGCGACAAAAGTCATTGATTTACTTGGAACGAGGTATTTTTGACACCAAGCTGCCAACTAGCGCAAGATACGTTAAAGTTTTTAGAGCGCCAAGAAACACTAGATCATCTGATGACGCTTTAGAGCTTGCCAAACAGCATACAGGTATCTTTGGACAACTATTTTGGGCAAGTGATAAGCAAGTCGAGGCAGCAGAATGAAACGTGCGGCTTTAAGGTACGCTGAGATACTAGAAAAAGGCGCATGGGTTACGCATCAAGAGCAGGACGAAATCGCCAAACTATTAAGGAGCTTAGTTATGAATGACGATGCAGAGGACAGGGCTTGGGACGAATTAGAAGCAAGATTAAATAGAAAAAAGGCAATTAAACAGATTGAGCAAGAGCCTGTTGCTTGGAAAGATAAAACTTATGGCAATTTGCATAATCAAAACTTTGGCAATTCAATTCCACTCTACACCGCCCCACCAAGCAAGCCTTGGGTATCGCTGACGGATGATGAAATAGCACAAGTTGTTGGCAGTCCGATTGATGAAGTTTACTTGTCTGACTTTCGTAATGTCGAAGCTAAACTTAAGGAGAGAAACAATGGATGACTTACGCAAAGCAGCAGAGATGGCTTTGGAGGCGTTGGAAGATTCAATGTATCCACAGAAAAAACAATTTGATGCAATTGTCGGGTTGAAACAAGCACTCGCACAGGAGGAGCAAGAGCCTGAAGCATGGATGGGCATTACTGACAATCCATACTGTGACGATGCCGACTGCAATAATCCAAAAGGTCGGGCAATGCGATGGCACAAAAAGTTACTTTACCTCTACAAGCAAGAACACGCCGCACCTAAGCGTGAATGGGTCGGGCTGACGGATGAGGAAATAGCAGAAGGCGTAAAACAAAGTTGGGTTACAAAACAGGCTTTTGAATCCGCCGTGTGGTGGGCAGAAATAAAGCTGAAGGAAAAAAACACATGACAGGATGGGGATCAACTACAGACCGCATTTTATTGTTGCTTGAGCAAGAGCCAATGACTAAGGCAGAGATATGCCGCAAGCTAGACCTTACGCACGATCAAGTAGCAAGCGTATTATCAAGGCTTAACAAAAGCAGTAAACAAATCCCTAAACGCATTTATATAAGTGGACATACTAGACACGCAACGCTAGGCAGAGTGTATATTCGTGCCATATATTCTATTGGCGACAAACAAAATAAAACATCTAGCATTCAGCCTTTTACACGAAAAGAACGTGCTGAACGATCATACGCAAGATTAATCGCAAGGCGCAACGGCAGCATATTTAGACAAACCATGACAAGACGAGAGCTAAATGGACTTTGACCCACACGAAAGCATTAACTACATTTACAAAAACGCACCAGAGTACGGCAAAGCAAAAGGACGAGTTGCAGAGCTAGAAACGTACAAAAGCAGTCTAAGAAGTATTCTGATGAAACAGTCATACGAAACAGCAATAGGCGCACAAGAGCGAGAGGCTTACGCTCATCCTGATTATCAAAATCTTTGCAAAGCAATTGGCGATGCCGTAGAGTTAGCTGAAACACTTAGATGGCGGCTAGAGGCGGCTAAGATGAGATTTGAGGCATACAGAACAGAGCAAGCTAGTAACAGACACTTAGAAAGGATGACAACGTGACCGATTACGCATTAGCATTTATTACGATTAATGGATTGCTTAAACTTTACGAAGCAGCAATACGCAATAAAAATTATCAAGAAGCCGCTGACATTGCCGTGGACATTCAGCTACTAAGCGTTGAGTTACAACAATGGGCAGAAGATGCCAAGTAAATCTGAGAAAAAACACTATGACCGCATAGCACAGCTTGGTTGCTCATTATGTCGACATCTTGGTTATGGCGAAACACCAAGCCACATTCACCATATTAGACGATTAGGCATGAAGCGCAGCAACGCACCAGTTATACCGCTATGTCCTGAACACCATACGGGCAACAGCGGCGTACATGGGTTAGGCAAAAAAGCGTTTGCAGAGCGTTATGGCGTGACAGAGGAAGATTTATTGGCTCAGACCGAGGCAATGTTGTAAATGATTGATACTTTTTATATCGATTTAGAACGTGGCTTTGTCATTGAAAAAAAAGCGTTACATCTCATTCGAAAAAAATACCCGTCTGCAAGCCTTATACATAAGTTTAAAGGCTACGATATTTGGATACCAGAAACCAATCAAGGAATTGAGATTAAATATGATCCAATGAGCAACAAAACTGGCAATCTAGTTGTTGAAATTGAATTCAATAAAAAAGATTCTGCATTGCTTACAACGACCGCCGATTACTGGATGTTTTATGATGACATGAAATGGATAGTCATTAAACCAATGCAAATAGTTAAATGTATTTTCCACAATCAATTAACATGGAAAGACTTTCAAGCTATTGGCGACACGAAAAGCAAAATTGCATATTTAATAAAAAAAGACCTTTTAATGCAATACTCGTCCAAAGTCATCATTGAGCCGATATGCACTTAACCTTAGAGCTACCATTACCGCCAAGCATGAACACATATTGGCGCAATTTTAGAGGTCGAACAATACTCAGCGCAGGAGGAAGAGAATATAAAATAGTTGTACAAGAATACGTTTCCGCCAAGAATCTACCCAAGTTTGGTCAGGAACGCTTAGGCGCATCGATAACCATTTTCCCAAGGGATAAGCGAGCTATTGATTTAGACAATCGCCTAAAGGCTTTATTCGACAGCTTACAGGATGCAGGAGTATTTGATGATGATAGCCAGTTCGACCGTATCTACATATGCC